AGCGCGGGAGCGAGGTCAACGTCGTGGGCGTTGATTAGTATGCAACACGTTGCCGGGCGCGGCGCGATTTGATACCCCGTGGTTCGGGACACGAAGCCGCTGACCCGCCCGCTGCGGTGCGTGACCCGCGACAGCGGCAGACCGGCGGCGGTGAATGCAGCGCGGATGTGAGCGGTCTTGGCCATCGTCTGTCTCCCGGTTAGTGGGGCATCGCCCCGTTGACAAAGCGAATGTAGCGCACTGAGTGCAGGCTGTCAATGCACCATGTGCAGATTTTATCGACGTTCTACCCGCTGTAGTGCGAAACCAGGTGAGGGGCGCCACCCGAAAGGGCGCGCCGCAAGGCGGCCATGTCCAAATTTTACGTCTACCAGTTGGTCGACCCCAGATCCGATGAGGTGTTTTACGTCGGCAAGGGATGCGGTCGTCGCAGCAACGACCATGAGAGAGACGCGCGGCGCGGGGTCGAGTCAGACAAGTGCGAGCGCATTCGCGACATCCTCGCGGCTGGGCACAAGGTCGCGATCGTCGTTGTAAGCCGGCACGCTGACGAGCAATCGGCCTACGCTGCCGAGCGCGCGTTGATTGAAAAGATTGGCTTGGAGAACCTGACCAACGTTCTGCCCGGCGGGTCGTGGTCTGATGCGCTCAGAAGCCTTGCTGACGGTCGCGCGACGCGAGCTAAGTTGGATGGCGCGTTGTTCGGGCTGGCGTGGTGGCACAAGACCGGGTGCGCGACCAAAGCCAACCTTGGCCCAATTGGGACGGTCGATCTTAGGCGCGTGGCGCGCGGGTGGGTGGAGCAAGTTCGCGATCTCTCGTCGCAGGTCGGCAAGAAAGACGCGCGGAAAATTGCTGTGCGGCACGGCGCAACGGCGTGGCTTGATGCAATAGACGGGGCGCCACATGCCCAGGCCGTCTAAGTTCACCGACCAGATCGTTGCAACGATTTGCGACCGCATCGTTGAAGGCGAGAGCCTTCGTCGCATCTGCGCCGACGACAAGATGCCAGCGATGAGCACCGTCATGGAGTGGCTAAGGTCAAACGACGATTTCCGGGGCAGGTACGCGCGCGCGAGAGAGGCGCAGGCCGAGGTCATGGACGACATGATTTTGGAGGTGGCGGCTGGCGCGGAGGACAATCCGGCGGCGGCTCGCGTCAAGATCGAGGCGTACAAATGGCGCGCTTCAAAGTTGGCGCCGAAGGTTTACGGCGAGCGCCAGCACATCGTTGCGCAGGTCACGGCCACAGTCACGCATGAGGACAGGCTTCGGGAACTGGAGTCGTGACGGGGGAAATGACGGAGCGCGAGCGCGCGCTTCGGCTTCGGTTCAAGCAGGACTTTGAAGCCTACGCATCCAAGTGCCTAAAGATCCGCACGAAAGAGGGTAAGGTCGAGGCGCTTGCGCTGAACACCGCGCAGCGGCTGATCCATGATAAGATCGAAGCCCAGCGCGCAAGCACCGGGAAGGTACGCGCAATCATTTTGAAAGGGCGGCAGCAAGGGTGTTCGACGTATGTTGAAGGGCGCTTTTATTGGCGCGTGACACATCGCCATGGTGTGCGAGCGTTCATCCTCACCCATCAACAGGACGCCACGAACAACCTGTTTGAGATGGCCTCGCGGTTCCACGAGAACTGCCACGAATGGTTCCGCCCGAGCACTGGCGCATCGAACGCGAAGGAACTGATCTTCGACCGCTTGGACAGCGGTTACAAAGTCGGAACCGCTGGCGCCAAGGGGACGGGCCGGTCGCAGACGATCCAATACTTTCACGGAAGCGAGGTGGCCTTTTGGCCCCACGCCCACGAACACGCGGCCGGCGTGATGCAGGCCATCCCGGATGCGCCGGATACCGAAATCATCCTTGAAAGCACGGCCAACGGGGTCGGGAACTTTTACCACGAACAATGGACCAAGGCGGTCGGTGGCGAAAGCGAGTTTATCGCGATCTTCGTCCCGTGGTTTCTACAGCCTGAGTACCGGACGCCGCCCTCGAAGGACATCGTGCTTGACGATGGGGAGGCGGAACTCGTCGGGGCCTACGGTCTGGATCTAGACCAGATCGCATGGCGGCGGAAGAAGGTCGCGGAACTCGGCTCGGTCGAGATGTTCCGCCAGGAGTACCCGTGTTCGCCTGATGAGGCGTTCCAAACTAGCATCGAACATGCGGTCGTGCCGATCGAGTTGGTGCGCGCGGCAGTGCATCGGGACGTGGCGCAGACGGGTTATCGGCGCATCTGGGGCTTGGACGTCGCGCGCTCGCTCACGGGTGATCGGACTGCGCTGGCGAAGCGGTGCGGCAATCACATGCTTGAGCCCGTCCAATGGTGGCGCTTGCCGGACTTGATGCAGATCGCGGGCACGGTCTATCAAGAGTATGTCGCGGCCGAAGAGAAGCCCGACGAGATTTGCGTGGACGTGATCGGCTTTGGCGCGGGCGTCGTGGATCGGCTGCGAGAAATGGGCCTGCCGGTGACGGGCATCAACGTGGCGGAAAGCCCGAGCGTCGATGGTGCCAAATACATGCGCCTGCGCGACGAACTGTGGTTCAAGGCGCGCGGGTGGTTCGAGGGCCGGGACGTGAAGATGCCTGCGGATGAGGCGCTGATCGGTGAACTGACCGGCGTGAAGTACCACATCACGTCGTCGGGTAAGTTGCAGGTCGAGGGCAAGGACGAAATGAAGAAGCGCGGCCTGCGGTCGCCTGATCTAGCAGATGCGTTCAACCTCACCTTTGCCGCGTCGGACTTCGCGCCGATGACGACGAGTTATCAGCCCCCCGTTTACTTCGACAGCTAACCGGCCACCTTCGGACGCCGGGAGGAGATAATCGTGCGGCTTATTCTAGTGCGGCACGCCCGCACGATCCTGCAAGATAAGAAGATCATCGCGGGGTCCAACGTGGACGCCGGGCTTAGTCACCCTGGCAAGGGCCAAGCCAAGGCCCTCGGGCCGATGATCGCGGGCGTTCCGTTGTGGTTCGTGAGCCCGATGCAGCGCGCGCAGGAAACGGCGACCATCGCGTCGGAAGCGGCCGGGACCAAGCCGAAGCTCGTCACCGTGCCGGCGCTGATCGAGCGCGACTATGGCGAGGCCGATGGGAAGACGATCCCGTGGGTCATGGAGCGCTACGGCTATTACGCGCACGACGATTGGGACACCCAGCACGACCAAGCCCCGCCGGGGGGTGAGACGCTGGCGCAGGTTCGGCTTCGGGTGCTCGATTGGTGGCGCGGACAGGACGTCGAGGAAGCGGTGGTGATCGCGCACAAGCACGTCCTTCGGATGCTTCATCACGGGCTAACGGGGGAGGACTACGAGCCCCGCAACGCCGAGCCGCTGGAGGTGGTGCTTTGACCACGCAGACGTGGCGCACGCTGATCCAGCGCGCCGACCGGGACTGGACGAAGCAGTCGGTTCGCCCGGTGGCCTACGAGTTTAGCAACGGGCGCGAATTCAAGGTGCTTGAACGGCCCGGCGTGGCTTACGGCACGGGGACGGCGACATGATCGCGGCCATCGTCCTTTGGCTTGCGGCGGCCTATCGCATTCGCGGCCACCGGCCCGACGGCGGCGTGCTTCGGCGGATCATGCACCCCGTGTTCACCCTGCGCCCGTTGTGGGCAGCGTCATGCTTCGGCGTGGTCTACATCCTCACGGGTGACGTGTGGATTGCGGGCGCCGTCGCCATCGGGGAGTGGGCCGGTCTGCACATCCGCCACGCCCCCGGTCAGGACATGGGAACGTGGGCGGGGTCGGTGCGCGATGACGTGATCGCCATGGCGGTCGTCGGCACGCAGCGCGCGCTCGTCGTCGGTGCCGCCCTTGGTGCGGCGTGGCTGGCGGGCTTGGTCGCGACGTTCCCGGCGGAGTGGGTCGCCCTGCCGCTCGCCTACGCCGTGACCCTCCCGCTGTCCTATTACATCGGGTGGCGCATCCCGTTCCGCGTGCCGCCGCTCCTCCGGGGCGGGATCGAGTGGAGTGAATTGCTCACGGGCGCCTCGCGGGCGCTCGTTTTCGTTGTCGTGTTCGGAGCCTGACATGGCCGTGATCGAAGTCCTCCCCTACGCGAGCGTGGAACAAGCCGCCACGATGGCAGCCGACCAGAAGCTCGCAAGCGAAGTGGCGCGGGTGCTGCGCAGCCACTATCCGGGCTGGTCGTTCGCGGTCCACGCCGACAGCCGCACCGGCATGGTCACGGTCGAGAATTGGGATCTAAGCGAGCGCATGGGGTTCTACATCCGCATGAGCGAACTGGACGGTCCCGAGGCCATTAAGCGCAAGGCGGTATGGGCCGGCGGCGAGTTTCTAGAGCGCCACGGCCTGCCCGCGACGAAGGCGAACGAGGCTGACCGCGCTGAGAAGCAAGCCCGCGCGTGGTTCGCGTAAGGAGTTCGACATGCTGAACGACGACGCCGGTTCCAAGATGGAAGACGGGCTTGAAGCCGACGTGTCTTCGCGCGATTGGCTGGCGCTCGCGCGGACGTGTTGGGACCAAAGTGAGAGTTTCGTCCAGTCCGAACTGCAAAAGCCGTGGGAACGCGCCCTTGATCATTTCCACGGCCGGCACCCGAGCGGATCGAAGTACAATAGCGACGACTACCGAGGCCGGTCCAAGCTGTTTCGCCCGAAGACCCGATCGACCATCCGCAAGGGCGAAGCGGCGTGCGCGGCGGCTTTCTTTTCGACCCAGGACGTCGTGAGCGTCACGGCGGTGGACGACGGCGACCCGGTGCAGCTTGCGAGCGCCGAAGTCATGCAGCGCGTGCTTCAGCACCGGCTCACGAAGTCGATCCCGTGGTTTTTGACCGTCCAGTCGCAGTTTCAGACGGCGAAGACGATGGGGTACTGCGTTTCGCGGCAGGAGTGGCTTTACGAGCGCGCGATTGAGACGGTGCAACAGCAAGTCATGGACCCCATGACCGGGGCGCCCGTGCTTGACGCTGAGACCGGCGAGCCCATCGCCATTGACGTCCCGATGGAGACGGTGCGGAAAGACATTCCGGTCATCAAGCCCATTCCGCCGGAAAATTTCCGCTTCCACCAAGGCGCGGACTTCCTCAATCCGGCCGAAGATAGCCCGTTCCTGATTGAGCGCGAGGCGGTTTACGCGGGGGCCTTGAAGGGCAACGCCGGGTCCAAGGATGGCGTTATCCAGTGGCTTGACGTGGACGATGCCACGATGGCCGAGGCCAAGGTGGACACCACGTCGTCGGTGCGGGAAAAGCGCAGCGGCTACGATCCCCTCGACCCGGACGGCACGTCAGAGAGCATTGAGGATCACGAACTTGTCTGGCGTCACCGGAACGTCATCCGAGACGAAGAGGATTGGTTCTTCTACTCCCTCGGGACGGTGGCGCTTCTCAGCGAGCCCGTGCCGTTGCGGGATGCGTTCCCGGTCCTACGCGACGGCGAGCGGCCCTATGTGATCGGCTACGGGCAGCTAGAGGCTTTTACCGCCACGCCGACGAGCCAGGCGACGCTTCTCGGTGACCTTCAGGTCGCGGTCAACGACGTCCAGAACCTTCGCATGGACGGACTGAAGCACTCGCTCCACCCGAAGACCCGCATCCGCGCCGGCCAACAGATTGACATTAAGGCCGCGACGTCGGGCGCGCCGGGCTCCGCCGTGGTCGTGAAGGACCCCGCGACGGATATCGTGTATGACCGCCCCCCGGACGTGACCAGCACGGCCTACGCGGAACAGGACCGGCTCAACGTTGACTTCGACGAACTGGCGGGGGCTTTCTCGCAGGGCACCGTCGCCACCAATCGGCGCATGAACGAAACCGTCGGCGGCATGGCGTTGCTCACGAACGCCGCCAACGCCGTCACGGAATACGATCTTCGCATCTTCGCGGAGACGTGGGTTGAGCCCGTGCTGCGCCAGTTGATTCGGCTTGAACAGCGGTACGAAAGCGACGACGTGATCCTCGGGCTGGCGATGCGCCAGTCGGAAACGCTTCAGAACCTCCAGCGGTACGGCGTATCGCCCGACCTCGACCGGCTCCTTGATCAGGAACTTACGGTCACCGTCAACGTGGGCATCGGCCAGACCGACCCGAACATGCGGCTCCAGAAGTTCCAGACGGCCATGGGCGCGCTGATGCAGATCGGCATGGGGCTTGCTCAAATGATGGGCGGGCCGCAGGTGCTCCAATCGCCCGCATTCCAGCCCATCGCGAAGGAGATTTTCGGCGCGGCCGGCTACAAGGATGCGTCAAGATTCCTCGCGTTTCAGGACCAAGGACAGGACCCGACGCAAGCCGCCGTCCAACAGGTGCAGATGCAAGCGCAACAGG